TTAAGATTTTTGCGGACGATAGTCTTTGAATTCTTCCAGGAAGTTTTTCAGCATATCGTGGCCGTGTTCGGTCAGCAGGGCTTCGGGGTGGAACTGTACGCCTTCGACGGCATATTCTTTGTGGCGTACGCCCATGATTTCGCCGTCTTCCGTCCATGCGGTAATTTCGAGGCAGTCGGGCAGGGTGGCGCGGTCGATGGCCAGGCTGTGGTAGCGCGTGCAGTTGACCGGATTGGGCAGGTCTTTAAACATGCCTGTGCCGTGATGGAAAACGGGGGAGACTTTGCCGTGCATCATCGTTTGCGCGCGCACGACATTGCCGCCGAACGCTTCGCCCATGGTTTGATGGCCAAGGCACACGCCCATGACGGGCAGCCTGCCGGCAAAGTGCTGCATGGCTGCAACAGAAATGCCTGCTTCTTTAGGGGAACAAGGGCCGGGGCCAATGACCAGATATTGCGGTTTCAGGGCTTCGATTTCTTCGATGGTGATTTCATCGTTGCAGCGAACCAAAACTTCCTGCCCCAATTCGGCAAAGTATTGGACGATGTTGTAGGTGAAGCTGTCGTAATTATCAATGAATAAAAGCATTTTGAATCTAACTTACTGTTAATTAAAGAATCTTTGATATTGCCGTCTGAATCATACCCGATTTAATACCCGCTTTTGATTTTCTGCTATGAAACCGGGCGCGTTTTAATCCAGTTTTCCACTTCGTCAGAACGCCAACGTGAGGCCATTCCAATCTTGTACGGGCGCGGAAATTCATTATCCTGAATCATGGCATAGATTTTTGTTTTACCGCAACCTGTTTTCTCCATGACTTCTTTTATTTTGAGAAATTTCATTTTTTCAACCTCCTTACATTTTCATAAATTCATCTTCATGGCAATCAACAAAAAACCTTTTATTGCTTGCAATATAAGCAAAAATCTAAAATATCAAGAAAAAAACTATTGGACTGTTTAATTGTTGATTTTAAATATTTTAGAGGGCTTACTGGGTCATATTTGCCATTTGAAATTTTCTTTAAAATCAAAAGAATAGGATATGACGTCAGAAGTACCAGAAAGAAAAAAATACGCGCCGAAATTAATAATACAAAAGCTGCAAAAGATGACAATACTGATACAGCTAATGGGAACAAGAATAGTATTAAAAAAATATTATCTACTGTTTTGATTACAAATTTATTTTCAAAATCAATTTTCATCTTCGCACCTTTCTAATTTTCATCAGGCGGTGTTGGTAGATACATCCAATGACTTACAGGATAATATTCATCGCCAATAAGCAACCCAAAATCGTCATGAGATATGGTTTCTTCACATCTCCACCACATTGGGCGAATTTCATCATCCGCCAATACAAATATCCCGTGTGTAAAACTGCCATCAGATTCAAACCACCCAGCCCAAACAGGCATTTCTAACGGAGGCAACTCTTCAGACACTTTCTTCCATTCGTTCATCTTTGCTGTCCTTTCTGATATTCGTTTATCTGTACCGCCACTTTCGGGATTCCTGATAGCTCGATAGCCATAATGACTGCGGCTATCAGGATTGCGGCAATTAGGTCTTTCATGCCGCTTCTCCTTGCCGTATAAGGTTAATCAGGTTTGCGGCACGTTTGAAATGCTTAGTCCAGTTGAAGCAGCTAAAGCCGGTGCCGCTGTCGCAATGTCGGATGATGTTTTCCGAGTCCTTAACGGCTTGAACCAGTGCGCCTCCCTTATTCTTGATAAGCATTTTCATTATCGGTTGACGCACGTCGCCGATGCGTTGCGGGCGTACAGGGTTTAATGGCTTGCCGTACATTGCCGAAAGCTCCGCATCTGCGTGGATGCCTACATCGTAAAGCAGGTTGGCGGCGTGTAGTATCCTGTCTGTAAATTCCGCGTATGGCATTTTCAGGCGGCGGGCTTCCGCGCGGGAATCGCTGCCGTTGACGACTTTATCAACCGCCGAAATCAAGCCGCCATCAAGTTCTAAAAACGTCATGGCTTTTTTGGTAACACTGACGGCGAGCGAGTATGTCGATACTTCGGCGATTAACCGCACCGGAGCATCTTTCAAAAACTCTTCATACGCAGCAAAGAGATTTGATAGCGGACGCAACACGAGTTGACGCTGATTCGGGCTAAGGTCGTCAAAATCCTTAGTCCATTTAGTGACTGCTTGCGTTGCCTCACGGCAGGCAAACTCTACATTCTTCTCGTTTGCCGGGTCGTCAGTGTTGCAGTACAGGCCAAGCCGCTGAACCTGCTTGATGATATGCTCTGCGAAGTTGATTAACTCCTGATTGCAGGCGTAGCGCATATCTTGCATTGATAACCACATTTTGACGCTACACGTTACCGCCTCATCTTCGGACACTTTCGCGCCTGACAACATCTCGGCGATGTTTTCTTTTTGCGCTTTCGATAATGTGGATAGGCGGTTTCGGTCAACGTTTCGCACCGCTCCCGCGCGTTTCAGGGCGCGTTCTTCTTGGGTCAATTTCTTTGCTGCTTTCTTGGCGGCAAGCATCTGTTTTGCCGTCGGTCTTGTTGCTACTGTTGCTGTTTGCATTTTGTTTCCTCGCTTAATTGCCGTCCTCTCAACGACTCGGGCGTTTGGCTGCCATCATTTGCCTATCTCTTCAGGTGGTTCTGGGAGCGGTTGCCAGTGGGTTACATTATCTCCATAAATGGAGCAGTTATATTCTGCACCATCAATATGATAAATATCCCCAGTGAAATAATGCCCCTTCGTAAAACCACTACCCCCTGGTGTGCCTAGTTCGTGCAAGGCGATCCTTACTTTCCCAGTATTAAGCAGAATATTTACTTCTTGTAAGTCTGCTGGATATTTGTCTTCCACACTTATCCATTCGGATTGTGCGGCACGTGCTTGCCATGCTTGCCATGCGTCTTGAGCGTGTTGTAGGCAATAAACGCCACTTGGGTATTTGTTAAACGTGCGACCTCTTGCTGGCGTTGGTAAATAAGTGCTTGCGTACCACTCCTCAAACGCCTTGCGCTCTTGTTCGATTCTTTCGGGTGTCATTCTATGTCTCCCCTGCAGATGGCGTTCAATACATCGGCGTGGGCTTGGGCGGCTTCTTCGGTTAGATGAGCTAAACCTTGTTTAATAACCGATTCATCCTCTCCATTTTGTCGCCACCTGTAACGCTCTGCATAAAAACCATTTTCCCCACCTGACTCAATAGTCCAATACATAGTTCCTTCTTTAGGTTTCTCTGTAATCGGTTTCGGAAACTCGTGCCGTCCAACGCGGATTACTTGAGGCTTGCGGCGGTATTCGTTATTCGTATCCCATTGCGGATGGAAAGACATACTTTCAAATACTGCGTTTGGTTGTACATTAGCCGCTATCCTAACTTCCCACCGCTCCCACGGTTTGTCTGTTTCCATTGCATCCTGTGCGTATTGCAGCATCAAGTTTGCGTGTTTATGTGCTGTCATTGCATCTTTCCTTTTGCTAATTTGTTAAATTGGTTTGAATTTTTCTTTAAATTAACTGAGCGGATGGCTGCCTGCCTATGGGGTTGTTATCGTTTGCTTTCGATGTGTGCCATAGCAACATCTATGGCTTCACGGATGTCGTTACTTGTAGCTGCCAATACCTCAAAATGGTCTTCTTGCTTCTGAATAACGGCATTGGGTGTAGGGTGTATATCGCCATCTTCATCACAAAGCTTTTCAGTCAACGCGCAATCATTTTTCACTAGCCAATCAAGGCGCACGGTGTCAGGGTGTGGGATGATTTCAAAATCGTCAGCATCATAAAAACTGGACACCGCGTTACCATCAAAAAAAACCAAAACAGATTTAAAACTTATGCTAACTACAATACCAACCGCGCCGTCTGATTTCCGCTTCACGCGGTCGCCGAATTTAAATTGTTGCGTCATTTTTTAATCTCTTCCGTGAAGGTATTCTTCAATGATTTTTGCGGCTTCGATTAATTTCTCTTCACCCATTTTTAATTCGCTTATCAAATGTTCGAAGTTGTCGAGTGCCTCTTCTGCATGCCAATTAATTTCGCGTATATAAAATTCACAATCATCACTTTCTTTTAAAGCCTTACTGCACAAATCATCAATATTTTTTAATGATTCTTTTATGTCTTTTAAATAACTCATTTTTTACTCCTTGATTCAGAATGGGATGTCACTATCAATATCTTCAACAGGCGCGGCAGGCGCTTGACGGCGGGTCGGCGTTGGCGTTTCTGCTTGCGCCGATTGCGCCTGTTGCTCACTGTTTCCACCGCCCAGCATCTTCATTTCGTTGGCGATGATGTCGTATGCCGTGCGCTCGATGCCGTCTTTGCCCTGATATTTACGGCTTTGGATTTTGCCCTCTAAGTAAACTTGACTGCCTTTTGTTAGGTATTCCCCTGCAATCTCTGCCAGTTTGCGGTACATGGTCACGTTATGCCATTCGGAACGCTCCTGCTTCTGTCCGTTGCTGTCTTTCCAGCTTTCGCTTGTAGCTACGGAAAAGTTACAGACGGCCTCGCCGTTCGGCATATAGCGCGTTTCAGGGTCGCGGCCAAGACGGCCAATTAGGATTACTTTATTCAGCATTTTTACTTCCTTTCAAAACTGTTTTGACAGGCTTCCAAACGGTCTTGCCGTTCACTTCCTGCGCCTGCCTGATTCCTACTATGTGGATATCAGGATTACCCGCCGAAAGCCTGATAAACTCTTCGGCGGTCTCGATGGTTGAATACTCAGGGCTGATTTGGTAGCGGGCGTTGCTTAACCGCTTCCATTTGCGGGTATCTTCGTACCACTTGCAATCTTCTTTGTTGTAAACAAGCCGCCGCCGTTTCTCTTCTTCGGGACGGCTTTTCCCAAACACAGCGAACATGACGGCTCACAATCAATTAATCTGAAGATTCAAACGTTCTTCAATTTTTGCACCAGCAACTTCTTGACCGCTCTCGATTGCTTTTTTGATTGCGGTTTTATCAGGCGCAACCGTGATACGTTCGCGCATAAATTCGGCGGGGATTTGCTTTTCATCGAAAACGTCAACCGCTTTCGATTTGCGGAATGACGCTTTAAATGTGCCGTCGTCTGCCTTAATTTCTTTGATTCCCGCCGCCTTCATGTTGCGGTCGAGATAGTCTTTCAGTCTTTGATTACGCGCCTTAATCGTCTTGAGTTTTTCAGTCATTTGCTTGATGTGTTCTTCAAGCATTGTTTCCGTTGCTTCTTGGTTTTTGATGTAGCCAATCACGGATTTTGCTTTGACTTCAAACTGACCGATAACCGCTTCCAGCGTATCTTGACGCTCTGTCTCGGTATCGAAGTGATGGTCTAATGCCGCTTGAACGTCGGCGGAACATTGATAAAGTGTGATACTCATTGCTCTTGCTCCTGTTGGTTGTTTTGGAAATCTGCTTTTCGGTTTTCGTAAATGTCTTTGACTTTGGCGCGTAGCTTGCCGTCTGTGTGTTTCCAGGCGTCCGCAAAGATTTGTTTCAGTTCATCTTCTGTTTGCGCTTCGGTTACTGCTTTCTCATACGCGGCAAGGTCAAAAGGCGGATTCTTTTCAACCTCCGGTAAATCTTCGCCGGCGTAGATGTACAAACCAAGCCCAAACATGCCCAAGCATTTAACAAGACAGCGCATCTTGTTTTTGTTGATGTCAAAACTGTTAGGGTTTTGAATCGCTTTGTTTCGATGGTCGATGACGGGAAGCCACATATAACGGCTGATAGATTGGTCGTCTTTTTTGACTGTTACTGTTACGCCTACCTCTGCCGTGCCGTCTGAAAAGAACTTTTCAGGGTGCATTTCAAAACTGCTTTCGGGGTAGTGTTCCATCAGTGTTTGCCATGCCCATGCCCATGAGAGATAGCTCAGTCCGTTCTTTTTCTCCACCTTGTCATTCACATTCACTGACGACAGGGTTTTCCATACTTCTTGAGGAAAACTCATTTTCTTTATTCCTTTCGTTTTCTTCTTGTTGCTCAAGCTCTTGCATGACTTGGCAATAAAACATTAATTGTTGGCACATAGTTAAACCTCTCACGCTCCCGCCAAAAGTCTATCCATATAAATCCGCGCGTCAGATTCTTCCCTGAAAACTGAACATTCTCCAACTGCGCCCGCTTTGTCTTGTCGGGTCGGTATGTGCCCTTGTTGTAGCCGTCGGGCATGATTCCGACTTGATGCCCGCCTCGTACTTTTCGCATGACTACGTTCAGGCTGCGCGGCAAACCCATAAAGCCTTTAACCTTTGCTGACAGGCTGCCTGCAAGTTCGTATGGTCGATGGTTCATTTCGGAAGCTCCTTGTATTTGCAATATCGCATTGATGGCTTGTTAGTTTTCTTGTCTAACTTCTCATTGCCATGCTTATCAACTCGAGGCTTGAGAATTGCTATATAAACAGGGCGGATAAAATCCTCTTGTCCTTTGCAAAGCTCCACGAAATCCATAGCTATCTTTTCGGATGAAAAGTCGCCTGAAATTTGATAGCAGCCTGTATCTTTCGCAAAAGATTTTTCTTCATCTTTAATTTTTACGCCAAGTTTATTAAACGAATTTTCAAACTCTTTTTTCTTTGACTTACCAAATACTGCAAACATTATTTAACCTCCGCGTCTCCCATGACCTTTACTTCGTCCGGCATGGCGTTGTACATCTGCTCAACCTGTGCTTCTTGGCTGATTGTTTCAGGCTCTTCCGGCTTCTCTGTTTTGCCGGGAAAGCTATAAGCGGCTACCGTGATGGCTGTTACAGCTAAAACTGTACGAATTGCGTATTTCATGATGCCCTCCTAGTCGTTCCAAGTTCTGAGGTTGTATTCATATTCCGCCTGTGCTTCGGCAATCTCTTGCTTGTTCTGCTTGATGGCTTCGCTCTTAAGGGCTGCCTCTGCCCCCTCTAAGATTTTGCCGCTCAAGATTTCCAGCAGGTCGGCTGCTGACCACTCTTTCCGGTAGTCATCGACAATCTGTTCAACTCGTTCGTCGTCATAGTCAGCCTCGCATGGAAGCATTGCGTCGTACTGGCTTTGTAATGCTGCCAAAGTAACCATTGTTTTGTTTCTTTCACGTTGTTTAGTAGGGGCTTTACGCCCCGACCTTGTTAATCTTTCTTGTAAACTTCTTCTTCAGTTCGTGCTGCTGACTTTTCTATGTCTTCGCACCATTTCAGAATAGCTTTTGCGTCGTCTTTGAAAGCTTCAATCATCTGATGATTCATCTTCCATACAAACAACCCATCGTCTTGTTTTTCTTTATGGTTTTCAGCTTGCTCAAACAACCTGTGAGACTGGCTAACCATTGCTTCAACCTTGCATTTAATAAATCGCGCCCGGCTGAAGAAAACATTCCGAATGAAATTATCGATATGTTCTTTATTGCTCATTTGTGTTTCCTTTCACGTTGTCTTATTTAAGCAGCCGATTTCAACCGCTTAAATAAGCCCCCTGTTACAGGGGCTTTGTTACATTTAGCCGTAGCCGGAGCCGTCGCCGGAGCCGGAGCCGTCGCCGTAGCCGTAGCCGGAGCCGTAGCCGTAGCCGCCGCCGTAGCCGGAGCCGTGGTTAATTGGCTTATCTAAGTAGCTCATGATTGTTCTACCTCAGACGCGGTGCGGATTGATTCGGCTGCGTTGCCAGTTACCGGGATAATCTCAATCGCTTCAAGCCATACTGAATCAAGCTCTCCGCAAATCTTGCTGTCGTCTTGCTTGATGCCGTGTCGTGCGACACCTGACAGGCTGATTGATTCCTTTGCCCACCATTCATACATACGGCGTGCTTTCGTCAAAATCACTTCATTGCCTGCTTTTTGTTTCAACACACCGAACCAAACGCCGGCAGAATAAGTGCGGATAATCACTTCTTTGCCGATGGCGTAGTCATTAATGCCTTTTGCCTCTGTAACTGTTACAGGCGGCAATGGTTCTTCTTCTGCCTGTTGTTTGCTTTCCTGGCTTGCTAAAATATTTTCAAGCATCATCAGCAAATCAGAAGGGCTTTTTACTTCAAATTTCTGTACTTCCATTTTTGATTTCCTTGTTTATCAAGTGTTAAAAAATTGCGCTCTAGGCTCTTATCTTTTCGGTGGCCTCTACCTGTAACCGTTTGTTCGATTTCCCCCATCTTGCGATGTCTTTCTATCGGCTTCTGCCTACCTGAAGGGCGGTTACTACGCTTTCAATTTGTTAAAGAACTGTGTTTTGCTTCGATGTGTGTATAGTACAAAAATACTTGAATCCTGTAAAGTACAAAAATACTTAAAAAGGCATTAAAAATATCTAGTATTTGATTTTAAAGAGAATTTATTTTTTATATTTTTAAGTTTAATTGTACTTATAAGCAACAAAAGAAAACCGCCAACAAAGGCGGCTTGATGATTTTTGAATCACGATAAAAGGATAAAGTCAAGGAAGTAGCTTGTTGATTTCCTATTTCGGATATGAGAAAGCCCGCATTGCGCGGGCTATATTTAGATAACTGGCAGGTAGCAACATCGGCAACCTGATTTGTGCGTACATTGTGCATGGGGCAAAACAGGGGCTTCAGACGACCTGTATGTCTTGCCGCTTTGCGATTTGCAAAACTTGCAACTATCAGGGCAGCCTAAAATCTCAACCTCTTCGTATTGTTTAAGCTCCTGCCGTGATTTTGCACGGAACAGCAACATTAAAGGGACGGCAGAATCGGAAAGATTGGATGATGCAAATTCATGTCGATAAAGCCATTTAGGGATTTGGCTTAGCCCCCAAATGAAGTTAAACGCGGTAATGATACGCGCGGCATTTAAATCATCATCGCTGATTTTGCCCAGTATCTCTGGGGTTTCTGAAAATATAGACTCTAAGATTTCAACGTCTGACGGCTCAGGGTATCGCGCCCAGTATTCTTGAGGGGATGCGCCCGAAAACAGCCCGCGCGGTTGCGGTTGTGATAATTCATAATCAGCAACCGTTCGGCACGCCGCCGATACGTCGCCTGTTCGGATTTGCTGCAAACTGATTCTGTATGCTTCATCTCTATCCATCATACAATCACACTCCACCAAAACACGCGCCCAATGACAGACAGGTCGTCTAGGCTCGCTTCTTCGTCCGGATATTCGGCTTGATTGTAGCTCCTGATTCTGACTTTGTTATCGGGCAATTTGTGCAAAATCTTGGTACGCAGCAAACCGCCGTGATTAATGGCATAAATTTGGCCGTCTCTAATCGTCTTGTCCGCCGTATTAATTCCAAGTGTTGCACCGCTTGGGAATACCGGCTCCATGCTATCGCCGTCTGCTGTTACGCAAACAACGTCTGCCGGATTGATTCCATGCTTTCTGAGCGTCTTCCGCGAAAATCTCAGCTTGTAGCCGTTGTAGTCCTCTATATCGTCTGCAAAGCCATTGCCTGCCGACAATTTGATGTCTTTGTACAGTGGGGCTTCGCAGTCGTCCTCAGATAACGGCGTGTCATTGTCCCATTCCTCAATTTTCCCTAAAGGCGTGGCATTTGAAACAACCTCCATATCTTCCTTTCCAGTTTCCAACCAATACGGGGAAACGTCTAACGCTTTGGCAATAGATACTAAATTTGTTGGGCGTTTGTTACGCCCTGATTCAATAGCCGCGATTGACGCTTGGCTTACTCCCAGTAGCTTACTCAATCCTGCCTGACTTAAGCCTTTGTTTCTTCTAGCTTCTCTCAATCGGTCTTTGATTTCACTCATGCTGCAATTCCTTATGTTGTTATAGGTACAAATGTACTACAAAAAATAATTACTTTGGTACTTGCTTCTAAGTATTTTTGTACTTATAATTATAAAAAAGTTCCACAGAAGGGAAAAAAATGAAAGAGACACCACAGGAAATTGTCGTTTTTCTACGGCAATACAAAAGTTCTCTTGAGATTGCAAAAGCTGTCGGATGTTCTCAAGAGTTGATTAACAAGATAGCAAGTGGGGAACGTCAGAATCCGCGATACCAAATCATGGACGGATTGAGAGATTTGGCTAAGGCCGTAGAAAGGAAAAAAAATGAAGAAGCAAGATAAAAACCGCCTGTCGAAGAAAGACAGACGGCTGATTAAAAAGGCGATGCTGAAAGCCGCCACCAAAGGCTGCGATGAGGTTTACAGAATCGCGGAGGGATTGAAAGACGGCTTTGAATTACTTGGTCGGAAAGACGGTTGACTGCCCGGACAGACGGGCAACCGATAAAGAAAAGCCCGTCAGGGATGACGGGCTAAGGTGGCTGTTCTAAACCACGTTATGGAGTCGAGATTATGAACGATGCAGAGACACAATGCAAGCGGATTGTCGAGTACATCCGCGAAAAAGGCTGTATCACGTCGCTGGAGGCTTATCAGAAGCTGAAGGTGGGCGGTTGCAGGCAGCCGGTTACGCATTACTCGATTGTTGAAAACGGGGTGGAAGTGTGGGCGCAAGACTAATGGGAATGGCGGAAAAGGACAGAAAATGAAATACATTCCAAATTCGTTTCAGATAGCCAACGCAGTAGTGGACGATTTCCTTTGCCGGATGAGCGGCAGCGCGTGGAAATGCTACGGCATCATCGTGCGCAAAACGACCGGCTGGCAGAAGGAAATGGACTACATCCCCGTTGCCCAGTTCAAAACGCTGGCCGGTATCAAAAAAGATGAAACCGTTACCGATGCGCTGAAAGAGTTGGAGAAATTGGGCTTAATTATCTCCATCAAACGGCAAGGCCAAGTAACCGGCTACCGTCTGAATATGCCCGCCCCACCCCCTGAAAACGGGGGTACTACCACCCCCGAAAATGGGGTGCACCCGAAAAACGGGGCTACCCCCGAAAATGGGGACTACCCACCCCCTGAAAACGGGGGTACTACCACCCCCGAAAATGGGGGGTCTTCAAAACACACTACAAAACACACTAATACAAAACACAATATACACGCATCCGCTGCCGCGGACGCGCACGCTCCTGCCGACCATTCAGAAACGGGGGAACGTGCGGTGGCGGCAAAATCAAAACCAGCCAAACCGACCAGGCACGAAACCGAACTTGCGCTGCTTGCAACCCACGGCATCACGGGGCAGGAGGCGGAGGACTTTTTGCAAATCCGCAAAGCAAAACGCCAGCCGCTGACAGAAACGGCTATGCGCCTGATTGCAGGGGAGGCGGAAAAATGCGGGATGACCGCACGGGATGCGGTGTTGTACGCCATCGGCAACGGCTGGGGCAGTTTCCGTGCCGAATGGCTGCAAAACAAAATCTTCGGCGGTGCCGCGCAAGCTGCAAAGCCGAACCGTATCAACGACATTCCCGCGCCGATGAAGGGCGGGGCTTACTTGGCAAAGGATGTGCTCTGACATGGCGACAGTGGGCGAAATTTTGAAAGGCAGTCATTGGTTCACGCCGATTTCCGAAACGGAAAAGCGTTGTGAAAAACATGGGATTGATTACACCGAGCAGGTTTTCAAGCGTTTTGTGCGGGGTTGTCCCAAATGCCGCGAGGAGGAAGAGGCGGAACGCGAAAGGCAGGCCGAAGCGGAACGTGAGGCCGAGCGGCGGAAATGGGTGAATGCGCAGATTGAACGCCGTATCGGTGCTTCGAAAATCCCGCCCCGTTTCGTCGGCAAGACGGTGAAGGGCTACGAGGTTTCGGAAGGTAACGAGGGGCAGCGGTATGTTGCCGACCGTGTGAAGGCGTATGCGATTGAGTTCAACGACGGCAAACATTCCGGCCGGTGTTTGGCTTTGCTGGGCAATGCCGGGACGGGCAAGACGCATTTGGCCTGTGCGATCGGCAATCATCTGCTGAAAAACTTGGGCAAGACGGCAAGGTTTACGACGGTTTCGGAGTTGAACCGCATTGTCCGCGAGGCCAAGAGTTTTTCCAGCGACGTTACGGAATCGCAGGTTATCGCGGATTTCGCCGGTTATGACCTGCTGATTATCGACGAGGTAGGGGTGCAGACGGGCACGGACGCGGAAAGCAAGGCTTTGTTCGATGTGTTCAACGAGCGGTATCAGAACCTGAAGCCGACGGTTTTGATTTCAAACTTGGATGCGGCAGGCTTTGTACAGGCGGTTGGCAGGCGTATTGCCGACCGCGTGAAGGAGGATGGCGGCGAGATTTTGAGTTTCGACTGGGAGAGTCATCGTGCGTGAAACTTGCCTGCACTGCGCCCATGCCGACTTTGAAGCCACGAAAGGTTCTGAAATGCAAGGGTTTGCAAAATGTTTGAAGGCGCGGAATTTTATCAAGCGGGCGATGTATCACCCGCGTTCGGACAGGTGCGACAAAGGTAAATTTGAGAAGGCGGTAAAACGTGATGGATGGGATGGAAATGACTAACGGAAAGGCTGGGGTTTCTGCGGGGGGTGGGAGGTGTGAAATGCCCGAATACATCCCCAAAGGCGGCATGTGCATGAACTGCGCAAACTTCCGCCGCGATTGCAGCCGATTGGATTTTACCAAGATGCACGTCATCAAGATTTATCCCGACGGTGTGAAGGCCGTGAAATGCACCGAATACCGGAAGGAAGCCCGATGAATACCATCACCCAAATGCAACTGACCCAAAAGCTGCTGGCAATGGCTGCCGTTTCCGCAGCAGGGTTGCCGCAACGCCAAACCAATGCGCATCCGCGCTTCAACCGCCTGCGCACGGTAAACAGTTACGGCGAATTTGTATGGCAAATCTGCCGCCGTAAGGGGCATCCGGTGGCCGTCATCAGTCGCAACGGGCGGCATTACTACAACCTGAAGCTGATGCCGGGATCCGGCAGCCGTTCGATGCACGACGATGTAACGGAGTTTGTGATGGATGTGCTTTGTACGGAGGCGGGCAGGATGGAAGAGGGTTCGGAATGACGGGAATAGTGGGTTTGATTTGGCTGACGGGCGCGGCGGTTGTCGGGCTGGTGTTGGGGTTGGTTGCGATTGCGGTAGAAGAGATAAGGAAGAGGCGGAATGGCCAAGCGTAAATGCAAAGTATGCGGCACGGTGTTTGAAAAACAGAGACCGTTGCAGTTTGTCTGCTCCCCGGCCTGTGGGGTGAGGTATCAGCGCGATCAGAAGCGCAAGGCGGCCATCAAGTCGGAGCAGGCAGCCAAGCGCAAGGAGCGGGCGAGGACGGCGGCAATGCGGCACAAGTTGGAAACGATACCGGAACTGACGAAAAAGGCGCAGGCGGCGTTTAACCGCTATATCAGGTTGAGAGACCGTGGCTTGCCTTGCATTAGCTGTGGTGCGCCGTGGAAAGAGAACTTCCAAGCCTGCCACTATGTGCCGGCGGGCAGGAGCAACAAGCTACGCTTTGACGAAGACAATGTGCATGGCGGCTGTGTCCGCTGCAATCTGTACGAGAGCGGCAACCTGCGCGGCTACCGTATCGGGCTGATTGAACGCATCGGCGTG